CCTTCGTAGTCTCCGATTTCCCCTGCCCAAATCTTGTCTGCAGCAGGAGCGGTTTGTGCATGTACGAAGTTCCAGCCCATGTTTCCGGTTTCTGCACGAAGGTCGTGTGAAACTTCTGGGTGAATACCTGTCCAGTACAAGGAACCACGGCGAGCCTTGGCCTTGTTTGCACGGAGCTTAGCAACTGCGCGACGGATGTCAGCGGAGTCAATTGTATCAGCAGCATCTACGTTAGCAACAGCAGTTGCGTTACCTGCGAAGATGTTATTTGAACCAGAGCGGAGAGTTGTCATTGCGACAGAGTCGATTGAGTCAGCGAGGTTGTAAGCAATGATGTTTGCAATCGCTGGGTCGACATCTGCGAGTGAGAACAACTCGAGTGCACGGGTTACGAGAACTGCATTTCCGTACTCGTTAAGAGTAACGGTGACAGTTGTCGGTGTTGAAAGAGAAACTGCATCTGGGTCAGTTGTCTCTGTAAGAGTTGAAGTAACCTGGTCCAAATCGACATACTTCTGGAGTACGACGGTTTGTCCTGGGATTGCTTGACGGGCAGGACGCTTATCTGCGACCGAACGGATTAGGGGTTCGGAGCGGAGAGCGAACTCGAGAAGGCGGTCATATGCCTTCTGTACGAGACCTGCGCCACCAACTGTTCCACCGAGAGACGTGCTCGCGGTTGATGTATATTGGTTTGACATTAGTTTTAGTCTCCTATGACTATGAACGGATTATTGTTGTGACTGGAGAATTGACAGCAACTCTTCAGCAGAGCCTGCTTGATTCAGACGTTGGTCCAAATCCAATCCTCTATCAGGTGTCACAGCACCTTGTGTCAGCACATCTTGCTGGCGAAGCCGAGCTAAGTCTTGCTGACTGATTGGTGCCTCTTCTTGCTGTGGTACCTTGATTCCAAACAAGTCTGCGTTATCATCGAGCCAATGTGAAACTGACTCCTCGTTAACATCATCCAAGTCTTTCAATACAAGGCGTGCAGCCTTTTGGTTGACACCTTTCTTTTCTAGGACTTCTTTGACGACTCGCTCACGCTGCACCTTGGTTAAACCCTCAAGTTGCTCAGTAAGTTCTTTGATACGCTTTTCATCAGCACGCTTAGCTTTACGGAGTTTCTTTAGTAAGTCACTCTCAGTTGCACCAAACGACTGTGGTTCTGTATCCAAGTCATCGTCTTCTTCGTCCCAGTATGTGTTGCTCATAGCAACCTCCACCCTTCTATCGTTGTTAGTCGCAAGCCTCAGTTCAAGTTGGGGAGTCTTGGCTGGCTCTTGCTACCGGTCTATACGCCTGATGGGGCCGGTCGGTCCATCAAGGATTCTATATTAAGCCGCCTGTGGCTCTCTTTTGTGATTTAAGTCCACCGTAATTTCCGCTGAACTCTGCGATTTCTCTAGCTGCAAGAATATCTCCAGCTCTTTTTGCTTCAGCGTTCTGTAGGTAAAACTCTTTCTCTGCTTCAAGTTGGCCATACTGCTTATAACCTCTACCATAAATTGAGCTAAGTTTCTCAGCGGTAGGCAGTACTCCCGCTACATTAGCTGCTGCAACTCTTGCTTGCGCTGGTGTAATACCAGCCTGCATCATAGTGGTTACGCCGATTGTTCCACGCTGTACGTTTGTCGGCACACCAGCAGCTTCTGCTCCAGTTAATGTTGCAGCCTCTAGGCTAGTGCCAAGTCCCTGTCGCAGTGCTTCTCCACCTAGTTGTGAAGCAAGAATTGTCTGCCTCATCTTAGGTAGCATCGTATCTGGCGACAGCGCATATGCTACAATGTCGCTTATCTTAAAGAACTTAGTTAACGCAGTAAGATTCTCGGCTGGACCCTTGAGGATGTTGTCGTATGCTAGGGCAACCTTATCTGAAATATCTTTAGGTGGCTGATTATCACCAATCAACTTAGCATAGTAAGCACGATTAGCGAACTGATTTAAATCATAAGACTTAAATGTCTTCTCGTATGCCTGTTCATTTGCTAGGTACTCAGCATCATCAAGCGGAGGTAGTCCCTTTTGCATACGAATTCTATTACCTTCAAAGCGCTTGAGGTATGGCTCATTGAATCGTTTATCATACTTAAGGAGAAGTAGAGCGTCTTCAGATGAAATCTTTGGGTACTGTTTTCTAATAGCTTCAATCGAACTCATCAATCCCTCAACACCAACGGATGACAGGACGGCCAAAGCTGCCATGAGTGCTGCCTGGGATTCATCTCCCATATTTTGATTAACTACAGTCTGCAGGGTTGTTGGCAAATCCTGGAATGTAGAGAATGGGTCCATCGCAAAAGCTTGGGTGAATAACTTGTCACCCTCTTCTTTTAATACATCTGCTTCTGCCATTGCGGTTTCAGCTGCAGCTTGTGCTGCAAGTATCTCTGCTTCAGCCATCGCTTTATCCGCTGCTGCTTCGGCCATAATGGCATTTAAGTCAGCTTGTGCTTGATTAAAAAATGTATCTAGTTCAAAACCTAGTCGAGTTGTTTCAGCTGATATCTCAGACTTTGTCGGTACATTTTGTAATGTCGCAGATTCGGCTGCTTGCGTAGGTGCTTGAGCAGCTGGCACTTGTGCCATGGATGCTTCTTCTCCACGACGGAATGCTGCTGGGTTGAAACTTGCTGGAACCGCTCCAGTAGCTTTCTTTTTCTTAGCCACTACATACCTCCAGGAACAAAGTTTCTAATTAGGGTTTTAACATCGCTAAATACTTGTCCAATGTACCGTCTTGACTTCTTGTACTCAGGTGTGGTATACTGGTAGTCTTCCCACTCTTGTGGGGTCATGAGTTCCTTGCCTTTAAATACTGGATACAAATCTGAAATCTTAACGTCTTTTTCAGGTATATCAAATAGGTTCGACCTGATTCCAATGTAGGTAGCCAAGGCATCCCTTGTTGTAAGTCCTTGCTGGAAGTATGGTGCTAACGCAGGATAAGATACCTGAGCCTGGATAGAGATTTTTTGTACTTCATTCTCTAAAGCCTGACGGCTACGGATACTATTGATTGCCTGCTTGTATACAGTCTTGTCATCTACTGGAATACCATAAGAATCATATGCTTTACGAAGAGCATTATAGCTACCACCCAAAGCACCCCGCTGCATCATTAGTGAGTCAGGTGCTTGACTACCTTTAAACATCTGTCCAGCTTTTTTCTGAATTGCATCTAGTAGAAGTTGATTACGCTCAGCAGCGCTGATATATGTTCCGCGTTTTCTTTCAATATTGTTTACTGTATCAGCAAATTCTTTTGCTAGCTTCTTGTCAACCGGAACATCCAGATAGTCATTAAGAGCCTGTGTAATTTCTAGGTTAAGGGTAGCTTCAGGTGTGAGCTTGGGGGCCTTTGGTACTGTAGTCTTGATAGCAAAGAACTGTTGGGCAAGTGTAGGATTAGAGCGTAACTTTTCAATACTGATTGTCACTGAATCGCCGATAGTATCAGCATACTTCATGACCTGCTCTAATGCTTTCCCATCTGCTTCTCGGATGGCGACATTGCCAGCTCTTAAAGCATTGGTAATAAAGTCTAATGTCGGTGCTTGACCTTTAGGATATGCACCAACAACCTCTGATAGTCTAGCTAGGATGTCTGCTCTATCTGTATTGCTAAGCGATAGAAGATACTTCATTCCATCGCCAGCGGCATACCGAACAGTCTTAGTTACAGGCTTGCCTAAAACAGGCTGACCAGTTGCGCTAGTTGGTGGAGCAACATAAGTTGCTGGTCCAACTACAATTTCAGTTCCTACTGGAACACCAAGAAGTCCTGTCTTGCCCTTGCCTGCAGGTACAGTATCTCCAACTGATTTAGCCTTAGAAGATACTTTATCTACAAGTTGACCAGAAGTAGAAGTCTGTCCGCCAGCACGGGCTTTGCCCTGTGCCACCTGCTCAGCTGTAGGCTTTTCGTTTCCTGCCATATTAGCCCTCTAACTCCTTCTTGAAGAATGCGTAGAACATATTCTGGAACTCTGGATTGCTCTTGATAATTTCTTTTGCCTGTTCTGCCAACCACTCACGCTGTGGTAGTGAAGCTTTATTTTCTAGACTCTTTCTTCCACTAGCTTCAAGTGCTTTCTCACGTAGATAGAGATAGTCACGAAGTCCTCTAACTGCCCCTGAATCTTCAAAGCGTGGGTCAACAGCCATACGATTTAGCTGGTCAGCGATACGCACATCTTTGTATGTATCAAACTTAAATACAAGTCCTAGCCCAGCAAATGATTCCCTTAGGCTTTCATTAGCCTCATTGAATGTTTCGCTATCCCATCCTTCTCCTACAGAGCGAGCAAGGAGTGTATCCTTGGCTGCATAGTAGCGAATAAGCGTAGCTCTTTCAACCAACTCACGTGGCTTGAACTTTACCTTGTTGCCCATTCTTTGTTGCCAGCGGTACATTTCAGTTGAATAGCCACCACCTGGGTAGGCATATCCGTAGACATCGCCGTAGTCAGTTACTAGTGATGGGTCATCCTTGATTGCTTCATAAGTAAACAAGTTTGTAGGTCCACCAGTAGAGCTACTGATGATAGCAAATACTAGGTTAGGGCTGTATGTATCAAAGAAGTCGTTATAAGCTTTGTTCTTGTCTCCAGCAGCAGCAACCTCAAGTTGCTTGAAGTCATTATATAGAGATGTAGTTAGGAGCGTATTGCCATCTTCGAGAGTTGATAAGCCACTGAACTGTAACTGAAATGGAGACACAGCTCCAAAGATACCACGCATAACTGTAAACCATTTAGCAAATGTACTGGTATCAGTTATAAGTCTTTCTTGGTCAGCTCTGTCGTCTAGGTTATAATTACCGCCACTAGCAAGATAATTCATAGTTGGGGCAAAGGAAGCAGCATATGATTCATCAGGCATAACAGGTGCTAGAATACGGCGCCAGTTGCCCGGGAGGAATGACTCCAAGAATCCTGTCTTAAAGTTAGGCTCGCCGAATGGATAGATAGTCTTATATGCCCACTCACGCAAACTTGGTGTTAGTAAATTAAGTGGGTTAGGACCATAGGAATCTAGGGTTGCAAGACCCATTGACAGACCAGGACCAACGCCAGGCATAATGCTGCCTGAAGCGAATGCGAAGTTCAACGACTGTGGTGTTGAAGATACCGCAAACGGACCAGATACCGCAGACTTACCTAATGCAATGTTAGATAGGAAGTTAAGTCCTGTTGACATGAATGGCAAGAAGAACTTACGCTGACCATCTAGTGGGTCTGTATATAAGAATCCTTGGTTAGGGTCATAGTAATCTTTAGCATCAGTTAACTGATATAGTGCAGAAGACTCTGGGTTTGTCAACCAGTTAAGTACCTTCTGTACTTTATAGACCTGCATTGGATTATTAAGGGCAATGCTACCCCAAGCCTTAATGGTATCTTCCCACGCCTGTCCAAATGGCGCAATAAGGCGCAACTGGTGGAAGAGTAGACGCTTGCGCGAGGCATCGTAGAATAGGTCTCTAACGTGCCTAGAAGCCACTGTAGAGGCGTATTCGTGGGCTTGTGCTAGTGTGACATTACCGTCACCTTTAGCTGCCTTAAATGCTCCCCAGACTTTATGCTGACTACCAACAGGTTGGCCGTTCCAGCTCTTTAGTGGGCTCAATGATTCCTGTGCGACATCTGCTAGCTTGGCAGCAGCCTCACCATCAAGTGCAGCGGCAATATCATGGATAGCATCCCAGTACTTCTGGCGCCATTCTGGCCCCATTGTAGATGCCTTCTCAAACTTAACTGCGATATTAAAGAAGGAGTCAGCAATACCAGCGGCTCTACTTCTCTGCTCTTTAGCATATCTGCCATACTTGACATCGGGTACGTTCATGGATAGACCATCCCAATTACCCTTGCCATCAAAGTTCTTGCGTAGCAAGTCAGCAAACTCTTGGTTTACATCCTTGAGAGTCTTGCCAGTCTTGCTTACATTAGCAGCATTCTTAATTGAGTTAGCTGCAGCAGCACTACCTTTGGGCACAGATAAAGCAAATCCATCTGCATCAATCTTACCAAAGCCAATCAAGTTTTTAATTGCTTGTGATGCATCTCCACCCATACCTGCAGCTTCATCAACACGAGCACGAACAGATGTGAGTTGTCCCTTCTCATTCTTGCCAGTAAATAGGTAGTTCATTGCACCTTCATCAGTGCGTAGCCAGTCACGAATCTCTGGCTTTTGTAGTTTAGTAAAGTTGTCCCATTCTTCTTTACCAGCGCCACGGAGGACAAAGTCGACTCCTGCTTGCTCTTTACCTACAGCAGTACGAGCAGCAACTCGGCCTGCAAGAGAGTTAGATAGGATTCTAACTTCAGAAGCTAGGCCTTCCCACCAGCGTGGGTGCCCAAACTCTACTCGGTTAAATCCAGCAAACTTAACTGCAACGCTAACGTCCCTATCCATTGATGATACGCCACGAATAGACTGTGACTGAATGTAGGATTCAGCAGCGTCGTGTGCTAGAATCTCTGCAGCAAACTCTTCTTCTGCTGAGGCAAGCTTAAAGTTAGTACCCATTACTGTGTTGCGATATGGGTCAAGCTTATCTAACATCCTGCGCCAGGCTGATGCGCTCTCTGAGCGCCCAAGCCACATACCTAATGCCATAACAGGGTTATTAAAGAATGAGACATGTCCAGTTCCCATAACACGAATCTGCATCTCAGCAATGTTACGAATGACATACGCTGGGCGAATAAGAACCATACGCTTCCAAGCAGTATTGGTTGCAACATCTACAGCTTCTTTTACCGACTCAAGTGTCTTACCGCCACGGCGGTTTACGAACGAAATGATATCAAGAAGTTCTCTTGCTGGTGGTAAATATACCACAGAGTTGAGATATTCAGAATCTAGGTGTGGGCCAGAGATAGTAACTTTCTTGTCACCGCTGATTACATAGTCTAGTTTAGCACCAGCAGCGTGGCGTTCTGCCCAGTAGGAACCCATCTGAGCATTACCATTCTTGAATACACGAGTAGCCTCACGAAGCGCTTCTTCATCTATACCTTTTTTGCCAAGATTCGCTTTAAAGATTTCATCAAATAGTTTACCGGTAGCAAGATACCCAATCTCAGAAGCATTATCAGAGTAAGCAACTTCAGTAACTAGCTTACTGATTACCTCTTCTGGTACATTTGTGGCTCTACCAAATCCATAGATTGCATCTACTAAAGCATCCTTATCAGATGCATGAATCATAGTTCCACCAGGAACTACTGTGTTGTAGCTTCTTGAAAGGTTGGTCTTTACCTTAGATGCACCATTTTGTGCAATACTTACAGCCTTAGCAATCTTATCAATATAAGGCAACTTAGCTGCGCCACGGGCAGCAAGGCCGGTGATTGAGTTGGCAACCTTAGTTTTAGTACCAGCAGATATGGTTGCATCAGCAATACCACGGATAGCATTACCTACTTTTGTACCTGTTTCTAGTACATTAGCAACTACTTTACCGTCTGCAATATATGGCGCAATAGCAGCCAGCACTTCTTCACGGTTCTGTGCAGCAGCAATTACCTTAGCTTGCTCTACGCTAAATCCACCACGCTTACCGGCTTTCTTGCCAATAGCGTATACATCTTCCCAGTTATCCATGTTGGCAAGCGCATCAATAGCAGCACGAGATTCATTGCCGCTAAGGAATGCAGCAACTGCCTCTGGATTCCAGGACATCTTGTCCATGTCGTCAGATAGTTGTAGCTGTTTAGCAAGTGCTTCGTCTAACTTCTTGCCAGCTTCAATCTTTTCTACACCGATAGCAGTCTCAAATGCTTTAATAGAGTCCTGTGTTTGCTTTGCAAGTTCAGTAAGTTCAGCATCTTTAAGAGCTAAATCACGGGCAATATTTGCCGCTTTCATACCCTCTGATGTGCGCTGTTGCTGGGCTAAAGCATCACGAGTACGCTTTACTTTAGAATAAGCAAGTCCTGCGTCTAACTTTAGCATAGCGAATACGTCGCCAATTGCTGATACTACTGAGCCAATACCAGTATCAGGCTGAATGCCTGGGATAAACTCTACGACTGGGTCAAATATGCTGTATGGTCTGTCATATGAGCGACCATCATCTAGTTTTACTCGTACCTTTGCTACCTTCATTTGAGCATTGCGTGCAGCAAACCCAATTCCAGCGCTTTCATCTACAGTAAAACCAGCACCAGCGTCGATTCTACCTTCTTTTCTCCACTGCTTTACAGCTTGATAGAGTTTTGTTTGAGAAAGTACATCCTCTGGCCCACCAGTTAGACCTAAATCTTCACGAGTCTTGGTTGGGTCAGTGGGTTGACGGGTAAGAAAGTTAAGTTCTCCACGAAGTGCTGCGTCTAAGTCAGCCTTAGTGGCACGAATACCAGCGCCTGCAAGTTCAAATGGTACATCTAGTAGGGTAATTGCCCCACGGGTGAAGCCTTTAATACCAGACCATAGTCTACCTTGAAGGCTGTTGTTAAATTTTTCATTAGCGATGCGCTGTGATTCAAGAAATTGATTCTTTGCACGCTCTGCTTGTGTCATCTTATCAATCTCAATCAACGAATTGACAAGATTGTTGTTTGGCATAGCGCCATTTTCTACAAGACTAGAGAGCAAACCACCAGAAACAGTAGGGTTTGTACGCAACATTTCACGAGCACGGAAGCCTGACTCACCGGGCAACAACTCAGCGGACTTTAGAAGTTCTTCATAGTCAGCTTGTTGCTGTGTGAGTGTACGCTCCTGAGCACCTACTACGGTAAATGTACCATCAGGATTCTTTTTGATTCCTGGTTTGCTCATTAAACAGCACCGTTAATCTCTACAAACTCAAGCATGCGGCGTAAGTCTTGATTATTTGGGTCCTGCATGTACATAGCACGAAGTGCATTGACTCCAGTATCAATCTGTTTGCCAGGAACTACAGCAGGTAATCCAAGTGCTTCTTCTCCTGCGCCAAGACCAAGTCTTGCGCCAGCAGTCATTGGAAGGGTTGGGTCAAGTGGTGCGGAATCAAGAGTTACGATAGGAGCTGCTGCAACATTTGGTGTAGGGAATGCACGAGGTGACGGAGCTTTGATTGGTTCTGCTTTACGGGCTTCGTTAATTTGTTTATTCATGCCGTATTCAAAACCAGTGTAATCGATATTACCACTCTGGCCATTGCCACCCAAAGGGTTAACATTCATTGGGCTATACTGTGGACCGCCATTAGCACCACCGCGATTTTCAGTTATTGCCACGAGCATCCTCCTCTGGACTGTATGAATATTCTTCTGCTGATAGCAGCATACCCTTGGCTAACCAAGGATTCATGTTCTCACTTACATCTGTCATTAAGTACCTAGTGCCTTCGTAGTCACTCCACTCACTCACTAGTACCCAGCCAGTACATATCTGACTGTCTGAATCTTCTAACTCTTCGGCAAGTATTCTCATTGCTTTATCGATAGCTTCTGCGAACTTACTCACTTAGATTGCTCTTCTTGGTAGAAGGGCGGGAATGTGAATGCACTAACTCGAGATGCAATCTCCATAGCCTTGATGGCATCAGCGCCCGCATAAAGCGCTCCAAGAGCAAACTCACCACCGCTTCCGATGGCGTAGAATCCTTCTTCACTCTTCATCACCGCCAAATCTTGGTCGATGTCAAAGAGTTCACCGCCACAAGCAATCAAGAATTGGAAGCGTTGTCCGTCTTGTTTCTTGTCGTGAGCCTCATCAAAGTTGTAACCATTGTCAACTAAGCACTTACGCAGTGAAGGCATAACCTTCACAATCATAAATCTGTATATATCTTTTTTATCTTTAGCTGTAAGTACTGGTGGTACCCATACATTCTGGGCTATGTCGCAGGGTGCAACTTCACCAGCTCCTGCTATAAGCAATGAACCTCGTCTTGCAATCTTACGCATAACTGGGTGTGAGTAAACTCTACCACCGTCATCTGTTACACGGCTATCGGCTACAATGACAGACTTGTCATCATATTCGATACCAATAATCGTAGTCATTGTCCCCTCCTAGATTATCGTCGACGAATTGTTCTTACGCTTGCGTTTGCTTCTCCAGCACCAGTTAGGCTAGAAAGTAAGCTCATGATGTCAGGCTGTCCGCCACCTTGTGGTAGTTCAACTTGCGCTTCCGGTCCTGCGGTAGGAAGAGCGCCTCCTGCCGGAGCAGCGGGAGCAGGGGACGGTTGCTCAACCATTGGTGCGCCAGCAGGAGGAACCTGTTGTTGTGGTGCAGGGAAGATTTCTTCAACTGCATCTTCAAGAGCCTGTCCCTTTTGGCGTGCCTTGATTACCTGTGCAATCTTAGTAACGATTTGGCTTGGGTCTCCACCACCAGCGGCAAGCTGAGGAATAGCTTGTGTGTAAGCTTGGAGCGAAGCAAGCAATGCAGCACGCATCTCTTCAATTTCAATCTTCTCAACTTCTTGGCTAACATTGACGGTAAACGGTAGTTCACGCATAGCCATATCTTTAGAGATGAGTTTACCACCCAAAGCCTGGAGCATAAAGATAAGACCTTGAGCAGGATTAAGACCAGCAAGCATTCCATAGCGTACATCTGCAGAGTAATCACCCTTGATATCTTTCTTGGGTGAGTATGTGATTTCATATGGAGCCCCTGCATCTACGCCACGAATTGTCTTTTCTTGTGGGAAAATCAATTCATCTACCTGGAAGCAAATCTGAATTACATCACGGAGGGCGCTAGCAAAGATTGCTTGTGCAGATTTGACCTGAGTGTCGAAGGCACCCATGAGAGCCTGAACGCCCTGGCCCGTGACAATCGATGCATCAATGTTACCAGTTCGTCCCTCAGGATAGCGAGCACCAACTCGTAGTTCCTGGTTGAGCAGCGTCTGCTCCGTGAATGCGCCTTGTGGTAATGTGAGTTCTACGCGGCGTACACCTGCTGGGTTGCTGGTACGGATAACAGCATCTCCACCAAGTTGTAGCTCTTGTACATCTTGTGGAAGTACGATTGGAGATTGTACCGACTTCTCTGCAGCTTCCATAGCAAGGAGTGCAAAGCGGTTGCGTAGCAACTGAATACCTAGAATATCATCAAACTGTCCACGAAGTTCTCCATCGATGGATGGCTTACGTGCGACAACAA